CCTCATCCTGCTGCGCGTTGCCGGTGAATTTGTTCTCCGCGGCGAGCTGCTGCCGGATTTTGTCATTGATCGCCGCGCTACGGCGGATGTCGCTGCTGCTGTCCGCGTAGACATCGCCCGCGTAATTAATAATCTCAGCCAGCCCCACGCCCGAGCGCCGCGCGCCCTCGGCCAAGCTATGCACCATCGTGTCGTACGCCGGCCCGAAGCCGCGGAAGACAAAGTCACCGGGCAACTTGCCCAGACTCCAGACCACGCCGCCTATTGCACTGGCAATTGACCCGGCGCCTTGAAAGAAGCCATTCACCGCACTCGACCGCGCCGCCCGCTTTTGATCCCAAGAATCCCACTCGTTGAACGTCGGGATATAAGACGGGTCGCGCACCGTCTGGTCTTCCAACTCCTCCATCTCCCAGTCCGAGAGCGGACGCTGCTCCTGCTCCGGTAGCTTCGGAGCTGCGGGATCGGTCGCCCTCCCAAACGATGTCTGCTGCAGCGCCGTGCCGGTGCCGCTGCGCATTTCCGCGGACTCCACCTGCGCGTCCGAGAGCGGCTCCTCGCGCGGCACGCCGGCCACGGTGCCCCAGAACGACTCTGACGCCTGCGCCTGCTGCTCGAGGGCGTTCATCTCCTCGTCAGTGAGGGGACGTGTTATCGTTGCGGTAGCCATCCGTCAGGAGTTCTGACCCAGGTTTGATTGCCGACCTTTTTGGTTTGTGGCGCAGCCGCCGCCGGGGCGCCCTGGGCGGGGCTTGCGATTGCTTTTTGTTCCTCTGCCTTGTTCTTGAACATGTCGTACATGCCCTCAAAGATCTGAGCATAGGACGCATCATCGCGGCCGTAGTTGAGGCCGCCCGTCGCAGCAGAGCGAAGCATAAGCCGCTCCGTTTCGGTGAAGTTGCCCTGGCCTCGGTTTGCTTGAGCTTCGGCCAATGCAAGCGTGTCCTCCAAAGTCTTGTGGTCGATATACCAGCCGGCCCTATCTCCGCTGGTCGCTGCCGGCAAAAGGCTGTCAAAGGTTCCAACGCGCCCGAAATACTTCGGCGTCTTTTTTTCGGAACCCTCTTCACCTTTCTTGAACCCGCGCAGGCGGTCCATAATCGAAAGAATGTCGTTCGACATCTCCACCGTCTTTTGCGCCCTTTCGGCCTGCAACTTCTGCAGGCTTTGGGCCTGCGGCCCCTGTTGCTGCAGCGCAATCCGGTCCTGCATCTGATAAAACTCATCCAGCCACCGGTTAGCATCACGCGGATCAAGCTGCGCGGGCGTCTGCGTGTCCGGGTTATTGTACGAGAAGTCCGCCACACGGTCGTAGACATAGCGCAAGGCCGGCGGCAGCTTGTTGTATTCCGCCGCGGCCTGCTCTTGCGTCAGGTTGGGGTCGTTGAGCTTGTTGATGAACGATAAGTCCATGGTGGACGCCGTCACTTCCCGCGGGGCCGGTTCGGCGCGGCGGACCTCCGGCAGCACGTCATCAACCACCTCCTGCGGCGCGGCGCCGGAGTCGTTGTACATGTCGCCGTAAAAGCGATTGTCCTGGCCTGGGAATGATCCGTTAAGCACCTCCGGTGGCACCGGTTCTTCGTTGGGGTCGAGGAAGGCGTTGGGGTCGGCTGGCGGGCCGTCTGGCAGGACAGGTTCAACCGGAGCTGGGAGTCGTCGTGGGCTGCTCATAATTGTTAGGGGCCGAAGCGGCGCATGGCTGGAGGAACGGTAACGGCGGCGGGCGCCGGCGGCGTGCTCATCGCTTGCCGCTCGCGGGCTAGTTGCTCGCGCTCGTACATGATATCGCGCTGGTCGGTGACCTTCTGGGCCTGCATGACGGGGGCCATCTGCTCGCGCATCCCGGCAATTCCCATCTGTGAAACCGCCCCGAGGTTGTCGAGGATACTCATCGAGGCCATGCGGCGGGTCCGAGGGTCTAATTTCCCGAGGGCGCCATGCGTACTCTTCATGCCAGGATACATCTCGCCGATGGCGCCCAGCGCTTCGTAGGCAGAGTCGCCCTGCGCGGAAAGTTCGCCGGCTTCCTCAAAGGCTCCTGCCACACTGACTAGGGCCGAGCCGATATCATCCGCCAGCTTCATCTTCGCCTGCGCATTCATCTGCGCGGCATTCACAATGCCTTCGCCGCGGATCTGGCCGCTCATGTCATTCACTGTTGGGTTGTAAGCAAACATAGTTTTTATTCCTCCAAGATTCCCGCCGCAGCCCGCGCCTCTAGGCACAGTTGTGATCCCGCCACAAACGCGCGGCAGGCGTTTGGCCGGTTGTTGTAAATTGAGCAAGAGACGCCGCATCCGACTTCGCCGGTCAGCGCCACGCAGCGGTTGTTCGTCGTCTTCATCAAAGGGTAGTCGTCTCTAAGCATCCATTGCGGGATGCCAGCGGCGTCGCTTCGGTCTCGTCGTAAGACTGGCCAGCTCCACTTGTGACTGCAGCATGCGCCACACCGTTGACAGTCGTATCGCTCCACGTCGGGCGGAAGCCCTGCGCTTCGCTGTGCAAGTCGATGTAGGGTGCTAGATGGCTGATGTTGTTCGTCTCGCATTGATTCTTCGGGCACCAGACGGTGCCGCCGAGGTGCCGGTTCACGCAGTTCCAGCAGACAGGGTAGTAGTCGCTGTTTGCGCTCCTATCCTTCCGGTGTCGCCACACGCCGGCGGCTTTCTCGTAGCGGGTGTCGTCATTCGGCACGCCTTCGGCTTCAAGGTAGTTCCAGATGTCGGCATCCGACCAGTGGCGCATCGGATAGTATTGGGTCGGCACACCGGCCTGCACCAGGGCGTCTTGAGCAAGCGGCACTTGGCCCTTGATGAGATCCACGTCGGCCGACTTCTGGCCGTGGAAGGCAGCGTCCCAAGGAAAGTTGAAGGTCCCGGTCGGCCGGCGCAAAGCGTCCAGCCCGCACAGATATGGCTCGCCGTCTTTCGGATATTCAGTTCCTAGGCACAGCGACATCACTTTGTTCGGCGCCATTTCGTAGAACTTTACAAAATCAAAACGCGGGATTCCGGTTTCGATATCATGTCCATCGGTGATGGCGTATCCGCTCGGAGCATAGTCATACATCTCCAGATCCCACGCTTGAGCGAGCATGTCTGAGTAAGCGTAACGGTGCCGGAAGCGCGGTTCACGCCACTGGATCACCGGCAACTTCGCCCCGACCTTATGGCGGATCAGGTGCAGCATCGCCGTTGAATCCTTGCCGCCGCTCCAAAGCACAACGGGGCTGGCGCTGGCGCCCAGCCAACGCTCAATCTTGCCACACGTCTCTGAAACTAATTTTGTCATTAGATGGCAATGCCCACAACGGCCAGACCGGCGGCGGCACCAACGCCACTGCCGATCATGCCCATGGTCGCCGAGTTGTTGGCCGCGCCGGCCTGCATGTTCGCCGCGCGCATGGACGCCCAGTTGTTCATTGCGGCATTGTTGCGGCTTTCCTGCGCGTTGAAGTTGAAGCTCGCCGCGTTGCCCGCCATTTGGTTGGCGCCAGCGAACGCGCTGCCGATCTGGTTCATCATCATGCCCTGCTGGTTCTGGGCGCTTTGCAGCCCGATGCCCAGCGCGCGGTTCTGCGGATCAACCGCCAGCAAGTTTCCGGCGCCGGCGTAGAGGTTGTCGGCCATCATGCCGCGACGGTTCATCACATTGCCCATCATCATGTTGTTCGCCTGAGACGCAGCCGCCCGCCGCTCGGCTTCTCGCTGAGTAGCCATGGCGTCACGGTTGAGGATCTCGGCGGCGCTGCCACCCATCGACGTGCCCAAGCCTCTGGCCGCGAAGGCAGCGCGGGCGGACTGCTGTGCTGCGCGCTCCTGCTCCGGTGAGAGCGAGCGGCCAAGCGCCAAGTCGCGCTCGGTGTCGTCGTAGAGCCGTCGCTCGATGCTGGTCGGGTCGGCGTCTTCGTCACGGCTGAAGGCCATGGCGCGGCGCACGGCGGACTGCGCGTCTTGCGTTTCTTGGTTGTTGAGCAGTCCACGGATGCGGGCCACCGTGCCGAAAGACAGGTTTTCCAGCGTGGGGTAATTGGCGATGAGTTGCCGGTATTCCTCTTGAATCTGCTTCACGGCGGCTTCGCTGCCGGCCTGCATGATTGCCTTAACGTCCAAGGGCGCAGGGTGATGCACCTGCGGCTTCTTTTGTTTTTTTCCTCCTCCACCTCCCATAATTATAGCCTCACTTTCTTTGCTAGTTTCGCCCAGTCATGGGCCTTGATTTCAAAACTGTTATGCCGACACCACAGCGCCCACTGCTGCGGCCGTGACGCCACACGCATAAACTCCCGCACAGGGTTTGCGCACCCGGCGCTGGCCGCCAGCTCAACGAACCAAGCATTCGGCTCGCCGTCATCGGTGAAGTCCTCCTGCTCCGCATCCCAGTATACCTGACGTGCCAAGAGAAAGACCTCCGGCGTCGAGTAGACCAAGCCGTGCGTGAGATGCCAGCCGAGCGTTTCCTCGAAGGTCTCGGTCGTGACGTTGCGGTCGTGCCATTGCTTTGCTCGTTGCCATGGGGTCATCGGTTAGAACTTGATGCAATACAGCATGGCGATGTTCTTCGGGCGGGTCTCGTCGCCGCCGGTGCTAGATGTCGTCCTCGTTACACTGCCGGCAACCAGCCCTCCCAACCCTCCGCCAGCACCCGCAACGGTAAAGCTACTATCGACAACGGTGTGTGTGTGGCTCTTAAACTCGTCAACCTGTTTTGTGCCAAACGCTCCAGCCGCCGTGCCGTCACCGTTTGTCCCGCTGCCGCGCACGAAGTAGCCGCGCAGGTCTGGCAGGGCGAATGTCGTGCTGCCGTCGCCCGCGCCGTAGGTCGTGCCGATGGCGGTGAACAGGTCTGCGTAGGTGCTACGGCTTACGGCGGTGCCGTCTGCCGCCAGCCAGCCGGTCGGGGCGCTGTTCATGGCGAAAGACATCACCGCGCCCGCCGGAAGAGAGATTGTGGCCGGCAGCGTCACGGTCTTGCTGCTTAGGTCCAGCGTGCTCGCCAACTTGCTCGCCGCAATCGCCGCCCCACTGCCAATGTCCGCGTCCACAATGTTCGTCACGGTCGCCAAGTCTACGACATCGTTGAGCTTTGCCGGAGTGACGGTTTCGCCGGACGTGAAGGTTCTTCCTTTGGTTACAGTTGCCATTATTTTGTTCCTTAGTTGTTAAGCTGCATTGCGCGTCTCAGTCGGCGGCAGGCTCGGGCCGGCTGCCTCAATACTGACGTTGCGGATTTCCGGCCGGTTGGCCGTGGTTTCAAATTGCAATTCGCAGTAGTGCGCTTTGGCGCGGATTGGTTGCTTCAAAGTGTAGTCTTCGCTCAAGCCCGAGGTGTTCGTCTGGCCCGGCACCAGCGTGATCGTGGCGTCGGGGTTGATCGTGATAGCTTTGACCGTGACCGAGCCAGTGTTGGGCAGGACGACATCGGCCAGCGAGCGGACGAAGCGTTTCGTTGTCATGCTGCCCATTCCGTAGCGGCGGGTGACGATGCGGCCGGGGACCGGCGTGATGACATCGGCCTGCACGTCGGGCGACTGGTCGCCTTCCTCGATCTCGTCGAGGAGCATGAGACGACCGGCCTTGTTGCTGACGAACAGTCGCCGCTCGTTGGCGCGGGTTGCCACTACGAAGTCATCCACGCCGAAACCATAAATGTCGCGGGTTTCCCACTGGTCGTTCAGCGCATTGTAGAGGAAGACGCCGTTGTTGTTGTCTGCACCGGCGAGAGGGACGGCGAGGTAGTAGCGGTTGGAATACCAAAGACCGACCGAGTTCTTGAGCAGGGTCGCGTTGAGGTCGTCGAGCTGGTTGGCAATAGGGTCGCTGAGAGGCTTGGTGTCGCCGCGAAGTTTAAGGTCGAGGCGGCTGTCCAAGCGGTAGACGCCGGAGTCGCTCAGGAAATAGACGAACTGCCCCGCTGTAGCGATGGAGCGGCGGGCCGCGCAGCCGACCTCATCGGTGAGGAGCGTGAGCTTACTGAGTGCCGTGTCGATGGCCGTAGAGGCGCCGTCCACGCTGGCGAACTGATTGACCTCCGCGAGCCAGATGGACTTTCTACAAAAGACGAGGAAGCTGTTCTCCACCCACGGATGCACCGCGACAACGAAGTCATTGCTGCCCGCACCGGCGCGGAAGGACTGCCAATACGGATCGTAGGTGTTGGCGTCGAGGATGTCCGAGATGAGCACGTTGTTCTTACCGTCAGGAAGCACCAGCCGGTTGTTGACGTAGGTGCCCCAAGGCGTCGAGCGCATGGTCTTGAAGGTCGCGGACATTCCGGTGGGCACGCCTGCGGGGCTGCGGACAAAGGAGGTTGCGATGCCGTCCCAGTAAAGCGGCGCCTTCACGCGGCGGATGGTTCGGCCACTGGTCGTGGCGTCGGTCGCGGTGCCGGACGGCACGGTGATGGTAAAGCTGTTGGTGGAGGACGTGGCGATGTCGTATTCCACGCCGTCAAAGGCCGCGACATTGCTCCCCTCGATGCGCACGCGGGCGCCAGCGGGGAAGCCGTGGCCGGTCAGGTTGACGGTCGCCGTAGTGGACGCCACCGTGATGCCGCCGGTGGTCACGTTCTTGATCACCCAGCCCGGACGCGAGGCATCGGCTTCGCGGAACAAATAGAGGCGGTCGTTGGCCTGCACCATGCTAACCGTATCGGTCGGCTCAATGACCTCGTCCGGTGATGTCGGGTAGCCCAGTTCTTGAGGCAGCACGCTGATGACGATTGTGTCGCCGTTCTCGTCTACGATCTCCTCGCTGCCCTGCGAGACGGCAGTGACCAGAAAGCCGCCCGCCCAGACACCGGCGAAGGATTGGTTGTCGTCCAGCAGGATCGTGTAGGCACGGTCGCCGCCCGCCAGCACAACGATCTCCGCGCTCTGAACCTGATCGGGCGAGCGGTAGACGCTGGCCGCGAAGATGCCGCCGGAGTAAACGCTTTGCACCACCGGCGCGTTGGGCGCAGGGTTGAGCACAAAGGGAACCGTGAGCGGCGATGAGGCCACGCTGATGGCATCCGCCATGCGCTTGGCACCCTTGCGCGTCACCGCCACTCCGCGATCCAGCCGCATGTTCTCCGAGAGCTGGAGCATGCCAGCAGGCAAGGCAACCGGATTGATGCGCGAGGCATAGCCTGCGAATCCGGCGTCACCGTCTCTGAGGATGGGGCTTTCTAGGGGCATTTAGCGAAAGACGGAAACGCAGCAGCTTGCGATGTCGTTGGTCATCGCTTGGTTAGCGCCATTGTCTGTTACGACACGAAGCGCCGTTGTCGTTGGCGCGACA